TGTCGCGCCAAGAGCCTGAGAGACGTAACCGATCGACTGCTGTGGCTGTCCAACGTAACCTGCGTACTGACCCTTTGCCGCATCGATAAGCGCCTGCTGTAGTGACTGCTGTTGTGCGCCTGTCTGCTGAAGACCTGCAAGAGCCTGCTGACCCATGCCGAAACCAGTCTGTGCGATGTTAGCCAACTGGCCTGCCGCGCCTAAACGTCCCTGTTGTGCCGCGAGACGGTTCTGGATATCTTGCTGTGCCATTGACTGAGCTTGGTTGAACCCTGCCTGACGCAAGCCTGCAGATGACTGTGCTAGTTGTTGTACAACTCCACGGCCAAGTTCTGCTTCTGCAACACCTTGACGAGATCCGCCGAACGCACCTGCACGAGATGCCTGAGCGCCTAGCTCGTTCAATCCCATTTGAGCGCCACGCAGAATATCTGCCTCGTTCGCTCGGACTACCTGATCGGTAAACGGGTTTTGATATTGAGCGATATCGGTCTGAGCAAGTGTACCCGGATCGAAAGTCATGCCCGCCGCAGAACCCATGCCTGCGCCATAGATTCCCTGTGCCGCCGCTTGGTTGATGTTCGGAGTTGTAGTTTGACCTCCGCCTTGTGGTGCGCCTGCCATCGTTATCTCCTACACAAACAACTTGTTGTACTGAGCAACGGCTTCTGGATTGCGAGCCTGTAGCTCTGCCAATGCCTGCTCATACTGCGGGGCCGATGAGTAGCCCATGAAACCACCTGCGTACTGTTGCGCTTCTGGCATACCTGCCATTACGTTTCCGCCCTGTGGTACTAATCCGAATGCCGCCGCAGTGTCATACTGACCTTGCATAGCCGCTTGCTGAGTTGGCGTGAATGCCGCTACATCTGCGCCATAATATGGCATGTAAGGGATCTTCTGAGCTTCTTCCGCTCGTGCCAGATTTCGCGTTGCAGGATCTTCAATCCACTTAGGGATCTCAACCTGTTGAGTTTGGCTTCCGCCTTTTCCGCCGCCGCCGCCCATTTATAACTCCTTGCTCATTACACAGAACGACTCTTCCCAGTCGTGCTTGTCTAAAACTCGTGTCCAACCACGCCTACCTGCTATGGTCATACTGTCGCATTTGTTTATTCTAGCAAATTCTGCGGCAGATTCCTGAAAATCAAGGATTTGTTCCATATCGCCGCCTGCTAGGAACACATGCAAAATCTTTTTGCGTGGGTAAACAGTGATCTCTGTCACCGCACATCCACGCTCTCCTGCCCACAGTTGCATTGTACCCGATAACACGCCATTCACGATATCAATGAACTCGTGTGTGCCTCCTGAGTACATCAGGGCGTTTTCGATCCACTGACGACAGCGATCGAGTTCTAGCATCATGATGTCTTCCATCGGTAGTTGTTGGGCTAGGTTGTGTCCGTAAGTCATACAGTCACCTCAGTGATTACCAGTGTGACACTTGGACTTGCCGGGCAAAACGCCGTAGCCGCAAGCCCAGTAATGTCAAGGTCAAGGCTATCCACAGCGAACATAGCTTCCAAGTAATCACCGCTCTCCACTTGGAATAGACCAGTGCGCGAGACAGTCTTACGCTGATTGTTTGCGGTAATGACGTTAACCATTGTCGAACCCGGCACATCAGTGCCGTTGATACGCGGCCACATGTACATGGTTTTAGCTGATGAACTTTCCGAATGCATTTCGGCGGAAAAGTGAATTTCATATGTGCCTGCTCTGCTAAAATTTATTCTACTTGTTACTGCACCATCTACCGCCATACCACTTGCAACCGCCGTGTTGCCCCATGTGATTGCTGTAGCTGTGTTGACCGCTGTAGCGGCCTGAGTTGTTAGCGTGTAAAACGCGCCATAACTATTGTAGCTGTAAGCCAGTGGAACCCACTCGTTATTGTACGAGACAACTGGTTGATTGATTTCTCGATCCCATAAAAACACGCCGTCATCGCTTGCAGAGTCATCTGCTTGCTTGAACTGGATGCGGTTCATGAAACGAACGAGATAAGTGTTGAGGCGTTCGCCCCACTCTGTCCAAAAGTCACCGAGTGGAGGAGGCGGCTTGATCATCTCTCACCGCCCGGAGTTGCCTTGACCCGCATAATACCTGCTCGCCAGTCTGAGTTGACCGTTGTCTCTAGCCGCATACGCATCTGCCTTCCTGTGAATCGGACAGACGTTGGGTTAGCCATTGTGTACGGCCCATACTCACGTTCTGTGTCGTTGGGATGGAATCGAGTCTTGAACTTAGCTGTTACGTCACCCTGATTGAGTTCATCAGGAATCAACTGATTGACCTTCATGACTGTGTCGCCATTGCCTAGGCTAATCGGCCCAGACTCAACAAACGTGGTGTCGCCTTGGTGGTTGAAGCCGTACTCGTGGAAGTACAGGTATCCATCAGCAGTTGTCCACACTGGGTATCTGAGAATGCCGATGTCGATCGCCGCTGTCCGAGATAGGTTGCCGAACGTCCAGATCTGATCCTTGTAGTCATAGGTCACATAACGGTTATTTTCTACTGAGTCTTCCGATGGGTAGAACCACCAGATCTCTGAGTACCGTGAGTTGTGGACGCCATACACCTTTGATATTTGGTTTGTGTTGATATCCCGGAACACATAGTCGGATACGTCACAGTTCAACTCTGTAGGTACAGACCCGTTGAACATGAAGAAACCTTTCTGCCCCATCCAGAATGCGAACTGGTCAACCGCTACCAAAGAGTTTGGTGAGTCAGTGCCACACGCCGAACCAATGCGCTCAAAGCCATAAACATACGGCGGCCCTTGGTAGGTAGCGATGTGCGCATCTGCATCTGTCAGAATCAGTGTGCGGCCCCGTACACGAGTCGCTGTCATGATTGAGCCAGAAGTCTGTAGTTCTAGGTCACCTGCCTCGTTGGTTGCCGCAGGAGTCCAAGTGGTGTTGTCTTCTCGGTCACACCAAGAAACCTTACGAGGATTACCGTCTGCGCCGAGAGCAAAGATGAACCGCTCTTCTGTCACAACCATTGACCTGTTGTTGACCGGGGCGTTAGCAATCACTGCCGCAGGATTCGATGTATTCAACTGCCACTCGTATAGCTTGCCGTCATCAATAGAACAGGCAACGAGGTATTCACCCCAGTTATCGATCGCCCATGTTGTAGCCGGGAGGTAATTGGCCGTTGGTGTACGCGGAGTTGAGTACGTTCCAACATTGTAGTAACCGCCGCCGTACCCAGTGTTTTGCTCTGCATCTTCGCGTCCTGCAGTTATCCCAACAGGGGTGATATCGGTTAGGTTTCCTGAAGACGAGATGTAGTACAGTTTGTTGTACGTTCCGACAGCAACGTTGTTTGAGTCGTCATTGGCTCGCCATCCATGCATGCCCCGTGGAGCCGCATTGACCGCAGTCTCCGTGAACGCAGTCCAACCACCTACTGGGCGTAATGATCCTTCTGACCAACGCACTAACGAGCCGTCTCTCCAACGATTTGACTGCTCGTACTCTGTGCCGTTGCGGTACATGCCCGGCTTCAACTGGAGTGGAATTAGTGGCATCAGTTGCTCCTTACGCTAACTCAATCCAACAAGCGCCATCATAGCCTGATCCGGCTGTGCCTAGTACGCCTGTTCCACCATCGCCGACATCATTTGCGACTCCAGTGTTTCCACCTGCTTGCGCCCCATCAAAGTCGAAAGGAGGCTTAGATCCTGCGGCTCCACCCGGACTGCCCGGCCCAGTGTTCTGTCCACTAATTGACGGGCTTCCAACTGCGTTGTTGTTGAATGACGCAATACCGCCGCCTCCACCAGTTGAGACAATCTCAGAATCAGATCCAAACTTAACGCCAGAATCTGTACCTTTTTCACCTCTACCGTATGAGGCAAAGTTATTAAATAGACTACGCCCTGCGTTATCTGTTGCGTATGCGTTTGGATGCCAAGACCGATGACCGTTAAACCAATATGATGCACCAACACCACCCTGTCCAACGCGAATCCTGACAACAGTTCCTGCGCTCTTAGATACCGCTACGTTAGTGCGAATACCGCCAGAATCACCACCTGCGCCAGATCCTGCGTCACCATTGTTGTTGTTGGAACCACCGCCGCCACCTGCGCCGTACAAACTGTAATCTTGTGTAGCGCGAGGTAATGTGTAGTCAAAGTATTCTGAAGGTGACGTGTTGTTTGCGTTACCCCAACGTGCAGGGTGATTAAACTCAAGCACAGTCCCATCACCAAACGATGATACGTCACGCTCAAACTCTAAGTTGTTATTTGCAGTTGCTGTACTCAATCCGCCGCGAGAGTTTGCCAGATTGTACTTTGACGCTGTCGAATAACTGAACCCACTGCTTGTGACCTCAAGTATGTATCTGCGCGTTTTATTCCACGCTGTACCTGTGTCGCCAACCAGTCGATGACCGGGAGCAACAATGATCTCAAATGCACCCGTCTGATTTGCTTTCGTTGCGCCAGATAGCGGCCCTGCTGAAAGGATTACGTCAGGGAAGTCAGTCGTAAGTTCTGTCGAAATTGTTCCAATGTTTGAGCTTGTGACACCAGTGTATGAAGGCAGTGCTTGGAAGAATAGCTTCCATGCTCCGCTCTCCTTAACATACGCCTCTTGGATCTCGCGCCAAACTCCAGAGTCTTTAACGTAGACTTCTTTAATCTCGCGCCAAGAACCAGAGTCTTTGACGTAAAGCTCGGTCATGCGTCATACCTGTACCAAACGTCCCCATCAGACCCGCCAGAAGGCGCTGACGTTGAGACAGTGCGTGTGCCATAACCATTGGCTGAAGTAGAGTCAGAGATATTAGTTAGAGTTGCTTGCTTGGCATCTAGCTGTGTTTGGATTGCAGAGGTAACGCCATCAACGTAGTTCAACTCGGTAACAGTTGCTGTAATGCCGTCTAGAGTATTTAGCTCGGCTGTCGTTGCCGTGATCCCATCAAGCGTGTTGATCTCAGCCGCAGTGGCAGTGACCCCATCCATGATGTTTAACTCAGCCGCTGTAGCTGTGACGGCAGTTCCGTTTATCTCCCAAGACCCTTCAGTAAGGTTAGGTGCAATAGCAGTAGTTCCATCAAGTAGATCGTCAATGAGATCCATATCCGCATTGATTTTTTGGCCCCATGTGTTCTCACTGGCTCCAAGCTCTGGCTTAGTTAAGCCGTAGGTAGTGGTTGTAGTATCTGCCATAGATCAATCCTTACAATACAAAGATATTGTATCACTCAACCGCCCAAGGTGTACCAACAGCAGATGTCGGATTCTTGTCTTCCTCGATCTTGGCTTGCAGTGCCGCCTCAATCTCATCGACTTTCTCCTGACCACCTAGGGCGTTAATTACCCAAGTCTTGACTGTTTCTTCAGTGAGGCTGTCAAAGGCAATGAAGCCATCAGCCGCAGGATCGCCAGTGACCGATACGGTTCCGTAGGCTCCCTTTGAGTAGTCACCATCGACTAGATCAAAGCGGTAGTGGATGTTATACACGACACCGGATGGTAGTGTGCGCTCAAGTTGTGCAATAGTGAGTTCCATGATTACTCCTGATTATCTAAAAAGGTCTGGTAGTTTGCTTTCACAGTGTCGGTAAACACTGCTGTTGCGATTGCTGATACCTCTGCTGACTCATTGGTTAAGTCTGCATCAGGTGTTAGTACGTGTCGATGATAGGACGATGAAATCACCTCACCATCTTCAACGATCTTGGTAGCAGTACGCACTTGAATGACGTAGTGGTCACCGACTGCGACTGTTTCAATCTTGTCTTGTACGATTTGTTTCTCTAGTGCCATTGTTTTCTCCTGTCCGTCCTCACAATCCAGTGGGGATAATTAAGCTCTATAACATCCTGAAATACGAATGAGACCCGCTTGCCAATCATTTGCAATAGGAGGAAAATTTGTATTCCTATCATAACCAAATAACATTCTAGTTCCGCTTGGGAATCCTTGTGTAATTACATCCGTTGTATTTATGGCATTGCCAGAACTACTCAGTAGATGTGTATAATTAGAGCCGCTACTAGTAAAAGGAAGTCCCTCAATAGTTGTATAAGAAGAACCTTGAGATGTAATACTGTCAATTACTACATAGCAAGTAACATATACCAAGTTTCCAATTTTAGTATAAGTGCCTTCTTGAACGCTGTAAGTGGCTGAAATAGTCCCGCCAGTTAATCGACCCGCTTGAGGAGTCCACGTACCCTCCTCGTAATCGTCCAACCGATTGGCTGTTGCTGTGCCGCCTAGGTAGACACCGCCTGCAAGATACATATTAGCCCAACGTGCTGTTGTTGACCCTAATGTAAGCGTGTTATCAACGACAACACCGCTTTTATGAGGTAAAAGAGCGTTAGTGCCGAACTGCAATCCAGAATGAGTTGAGTTACCTTCAATGACTAGGTTGTCAGTGTTGTCTACACCAATAGACCCTACGGTGTTACCGTCTTTGCGGAACTGTACTATGTTGCCATCAGATGTTTGTCTGTTCAGCACTGTGACAACATTGTCGCTTCTGGAGGCTCCGATGAACCCACCATAGGAACCTGCTGATAAGGCGATACCTTCTCCAGTTGATGAGCCTACATGTGCAACTTGATCGGTTGTACCAACGAGTAAATTACCGTTGCTATCGATACGCATCCGTTCTGATGTTGTGCCAGTAGTAAACCGCAAATCATCACCAACAGCAGAGATTTTTGCCTGTTGTATGCCACCAGTAGTCTTTCTAAAAATAATATTTTTTGAGTTTCCATCACCACCCTGAAGGTCTAAAGAAACAAGGCTACTGGTTGTTATATCAAGATTGCCGCTAGGACTCGTAGTGCCTATGCCCAAGCGACCTGAGCTATCAATACGCATACGCTCTGAGCCAGTAGTGTCTGTATAGAATCTTAACGATCCATTTACACCGTTGGTTTCTTGATACGCCTTGATAGAAGCAACAGCCACATAACCACCAGAGCCATTACTTCCCTCAAAGTTGATTGCACTGTGGTATCCAGAACCCGCATTACCTTGGCGTATCTTTAATCCATGACCGTTTGTACTGCTAGTTAAATCAAGTGTTGTAGAAGGACTCGTAGTGCCGATGCCGACATTGCCTGAGCTATCGATACGCATGGCTTCTGAGTTATCAATACGCCATTGATGCGAGGTTGCACCAGAGGCACCCTTCTGAACTAAGTAATCATTAGATACAAATGTATTGCTTGAGTTTCTTGTTTGTAATCTAAAATTGCCGTTATCAGATTTTAACCATGTCTGTTGATGAGTGCTTGTTCCATCAGTGTCGTCTAAAATTAAACCGGCATCAGCCCCTTGTAGATGCAATAACTGAGCAGGACTCGTAGTACCTATGCCTAAGCGACCTGAGCTATCGATGCGCATAGCTTCTGAGCCGTTGGTATAGATACGCATAAAGTTAGAGTTATGATTGTATTGAACCATGCCCTTGGTAGAGCCAGAGGTTGTGTTGATAAAACCTGACTCTCCTGTTGCACTTGGTTGCATACGTATCTGAGCGTTAGTAGAGCCTCTGAGTTCTAATACTTCAGAAGGACTCGTAGTACCTATGCCAACATTGCCTGAGCTATCGATTCGCATGGCTTCTGAGCCTGAAATAGCGAACTGTATATTACTGTTTTCGCCACTGCCATCGTCATTGGCATCAATTCTAAAGTCTCCGGCAGTTGATGTAATACGTGTGTAAGCTGTGTCGTCTGCTAAATCAAACCCAACAGTCGCATCAGTAGATTCAAATTTTGCAACTAACTCATCAGAAGAAGATACGTGTAATTTATTAGAAGGCCCCGTAGTACCTATGCCTAAGCGACCTTGGTTATCAAGTCGCATCTTTTCAGTGCTATCTATTTCAAACCTATGCCCACCCGCAGTAGGATTTATGGCATTGTAAGAAACACCGCCTGAAGCTCTAGATGCAATCTCAGTGTAGAAAGACCCATCATACGCAAGCCTTATACTTCTTCCTGATTGTGCAGTATTAGACTCAGCGTGGATTGCAGTAGAAGGACTCGTAGTACCCAACCCTAGCCGTGAGGTTGATGCGTCCCAGTAGAAGTCTTCACTGGTAGCGTCATCTGAATACAGGACAACATCGCCACCACCCTTTATTCTCAATCTATTTTGTGATGATGTAGACCCGCCTGAGCGTAAGTAAATGTTTCCAGAATCGTGGTAAATAGCACCTTGCCATACACTGTCTTGGAAGCGTAAAAGATTACCGCTAGTTGATGCATTTATTTGAGTTAGATTTCCATTAGATGTTATAGCATCAGCCTTCACTGTACCTGTTACGTCAATGCCTGTGGACTTGGTAGCAAGTTTCTCAGAGCCGTAGTGAAATAGTTTTGCTTCACCCGTAGAACCGTCTGCAACAAAATAATTAGTCGAACCACCAGATCCGTCATCACTTTGAATGACTACATCTTTATCATTTACTTCTTGTTTAAGGTAAATATTGCCCTGTGTAAAATTAACCAAATACGTATCAGAGGTATCGTGATAGATTCTAAATTCGCTGTTGTCGCCAAATCTTGCTTCTACACTATCACTAAATTTTAAACGCTCATCCGATGCGTCCCATGTTAGCTTTGGTGTGGTTCCGGTATCTTCATAAAAAAGAATATCCCCATTGTCCTCAACCGCAAGTCTAGTTGCACCTGCAACACTATCGTAAATGTTAAATACAGCACCAGATGTACTATACCCAATATTCCAACGGTCAGTGCCATCTCGACTAAATACTAATCGTGAATTACCCGTTGTTGAATCAATATAAACAAGATGATTACCACTGGTGCTATTTGTGAGAGTTACATCACCATCAACAGTCAACCCATCAGACACTAAAGTCCCAGTAACGTCTACACCGGAGGAGGTTGTGGCTAGCTTCTTGGAATTGTCGTAGTAAAGCTCAGTAGCGTCATTTGCATACGCAATAATCATATCTTCACCGGCAGTTGACTGAAGCTTTATTGCTCCACTGCCTTGAAGAATTAAATTCCCAAACCCTTGATCTCGTACATAACTATGAGTGCCATCGTGGTAAATGTGCAAATCATATCCATCACCTAACCTAAGTCGATTAACAGTTGCCCCTGTCGAGTCTCCAAAGTCAATGTTGTTTCCATTAGTGTCAAGTGCCCCGCCAAGTTGCGGAGTGGTGTCTTCGGAGACGTTCTGTAGTGCAGTGTCTAATGTTGCTCCATCAGCGGCAATGTCTCGTCCATCGACTGTGCCTGAGACAGTGATGTTGCCTGTGATGTCTGTGTTGCCTGAGAGCTTAAGAGTGCCTGTAGAGTTAGCAATGTAGCTATCTGTACCGTCATGATACACCTGCAAATCATCAGAGTCACCTAAGCGAATCTTGTCGTTATCACCTAGGTCAATGGTTTGTGCAGTGGCAGAGTCTACAGTGATGGTAGTGCCTTGAACCTCAAGGTTGCCTTTGATAACTACATCGTTGTTAGAGGTGAGAGAGTTGACGGTTTGATCGCCAGAGAGTTCTTGGATAGGTTCCCATGCAGACCCGGTGTACACCCTGATTTCGTTTTCAATTGAGTTGAAATACAAAGCACCAGTCGTTAATGCATCGCCATCGTTGTCCAAGGTTGGATCAGATGACTTACTTCCTAGGTAGCGATCATCGAAACTGTCGTACACAGCCTCAGCACTTGCTTGCGCTGATTCAGCCGCTGTTTGAGCCGTTTCGGCATCAGTAGCACTACTCGCCGCAGAACTTGCGCTAGAGGCCGCCGCAGTGGCGCTAGAGGCCGCATTAGACTCTGAAGTAGCCGCATTAGCCTCAGAGGTTGATGCATTTGTCTCACTGACCCCTGCGTTGTAAGCAGAAGTCGCCGCCGCGCTTTCTGATGATGCCGCCGCGTTCTTTGATGATAGAGCCTGACTAGCACTTGATGAAGCACTGGTTGCGCTATTTGCCGCTTGAGTAGCTGATGCTTCAGCGTTTGATTCAGCAGACTCTGCCGCTAACCGAGCAGAGATTGCGTTTGCTTCCGCTGTTTCCGCGTTGGATTCAGCAGTTTGAGCCGCTAATGCTGAAGTGTTTGATGTTGACGCTGATGATGCTGAACTTGTAGCTGAAGTGGCCGCCGCTGTTGCAGAATTGGCCGCCGCTGTTGCAGATGTTGATGCATTTGTGGCAGATGTACTAGCCGCAGTAGCCGATGTCGCCGCATTCGTTGCAGATGTACTTGCTGAGTCAACAGCGGTCTGAACGTCTGTTGTATCACCATAAATAGCAAGCGTATTGGAGTATGCCATCTCAGCATTGGTTTCTGCTGTCTCAGCCGCTGTTTGAGCCGCTTCTGCGGCAGTTTGAGCAGTCTCAGCGGCAGTTTGAGCAGTCTCAGCACCAGTCTTTGCTGTTTCCGCCGCTGTCTGCGCTGTCTCAGCATTGACCTCTGCTGTCTCAGCATTAGTCTCTGCAGTCTCAGCGTTTGTAGCCGCTGTCTCTGCACGTTCAACTAACTCAACAATGTTTTCCTGTTCTTCCCCTGACACATCTGTCATGCCAGACGATTGAGTCCAATTGGTATCTATAGTTGTTGAGCCTGTCGTTACCTCACCAGTATCGCCATCACCCATTCCTGCTTGAGAAGACCAATTTGTTGTACTCATTAAGCGTTCCTCATCACAAGTGGGCCACCAGAAGATCGGGCGCGGGTAGAGTCATCTCCAAGGTTTTTAACTGATGCTCCATATAGTTGCGCCCACACAGCAATACGAGCGTCTTCAGCTAAATAAGGCGCTGATTGCAATAACGAGCCGTACAAGTAAACGTCTGGGTAATTACTTAGAAGCCAGTTGTCGTCAGCATCAACTGCAAATGCAGGTATCCTAGCGTAATACACCATTGTTAATGTGTACTCATCATCTGGAGCAGGATAGAACTCAATCTGGCCTGAGTTGATTGTGTATAACCGTGGCTTACCTGCAGTATCGTTGGTCAGAACCTTCTGACGCCCAATCTCAGCAACTGATGCGTATTCAATCTGCGATCCATCGCTCAAATATAAATGGATGCCTTCAATCCAATCTGTTGGCAAGTTCTCAAATCGCTCATCTAATGTAGTAGTAACCCGGCGCTCTTGTCGCCAGTGGCGTAAGTCACGAGCTATCTGTGACTCAGCAAGCGCAACGAAAGTCGGGATGATCGTTGTCATGTCATCCCTGTTTAAGAAATCTGCGATAGCTGTCTTTAGCTCGCCATAGTTAGATAGTGCCATTAGCGAATCCTGTTACGGTTGTATGCGTCCATTGTAGCATCACCCATTGGTGTTGGCGCCATAAAGCCAAGCAGGGCATCCAAAATCATCTGCTGAAACTCACCTTGTGCTTCTTCTTTCGGAGCTATCTTCATACCTGCTGTAGCGATATCTGCCGCTGTAGCGTCTTCTGGCAAGCCTAGCGCACCGAGTATCCCGCCTGCGCCGAGAGCCGCCTGACCTGCAGTGAGACTGGCTGATTTGCTCATCTTTGGATCAAACTTAGCAGTGGTTGCCCGTAGATCGGCAGGGTTCATGATGATGTATGAGAATGGATCGTATGTGTATTTTGGGTTTGCGTATTTGACACCATCATAACGTGGGTCAGCGACAAAAAACTCGTCCAACTGCCCTTCCAGTTTTGCGATCTTTTCTTTTTCGCCGATCTTTAAGAAGTTTTCTGTGTCAGGTAACTCCTTCATGAATTTATATTCTGCTTGCCTATTCAGTGGATCGAAATCAGGTCTATTCTTTGTGATGTAGTCCTGCCTGCGCTTCCATCCCATGTCCTTGATACTCTGAATCTGCTCCATCAGCGATTCTTTGTAGTCATTGACCTTTGGCAGTGATCCCCTGCCCATGCCCTCGATGTAGTTTTCATACTTAATAGAGTCAAAGCCAAGTTTATTCAGCACTTCCCTTATCGTGGCGAAATTTGCTTTGTTGTTATCAGAAAACCTAATGTTTTCTAAAATATCGACAGCATCACCATAATCAGCAGGATCGCCATAATACTCTTGGATTGCATCAGCAATCGTTTGAGCCGCCCTATGAGAGTCAGCCCAGTCTCCTGCATCCACTGTCTCCAGTGTCTTATTCATCCGAGCATGCAGTGGGATGATGTTTGCGCCTTCTTCAAACACGGTAGGTTCTAGTCGGCTATTCGCTCTTTTACCTTGTCGCGTATCAAGCAGTCTGTTTGTGGCTGTCTCGTAATCAGGTGCAATGTGTACACCTACATCTACCTTATCGAGATCAAACTCCTGAATATCAGGTGCATTTGTGCCGTGATAGAACTTGCGCTCTGGATCGAACCCAATAGCCTTTGCTTTGTCTGGCTTGGTTGTAGAACGTGAACCACGCTCAAGAATTGCCTTCAGGATTGGATTCATCGCGTCTTACTCCTGAGATAACCTTCCATTGTATCGACACCGCCACCAATTGGAGTTGGGGCCATGAAACCGAGCAGTTCCTCAAGGATAGCGTTTGGTGTGATCATGCCCTCGTTAGGTCTTGCCTGCATACTTTCAGATACATTACGCATTATACGAAGTGATGCCTCAGCCTGACCTGATCCTGTTGCACCTAGCGCACCTAGGATTCCTGCGGATGCAAGTGGAGCCGCTGAACCAAGGATGTTTTTCAAGCCTTTGTTGTCAGGATCAAATGCCGCACCGTAGTAAGACCTGATTGTTGATGGGTCTTGCACTGATATGTTTGTGCCACCATACATATCGTAATCACTTAACCAGTCTTGCCCTTCTTCTGTTTTTCTCGCGTTTCTGGTCATGGCGAAACGATTGGGGCCAACATCAATTACTTGTGGTATCTCAACGCCCTTCAGGCCGAGAGCTTTTGCCGCCCTGCCTATCTTGTCAGTAGTGTTGATCGCACCACTAACCTCAAAACCTTTACTTCTGAGTAACTCAGGTAACTCATCGATTGGGATTGTTGTGCCATCAGGGAACTCAAAATCGCCGTAATATATGTCGTTCCAGTTCTGACCACCTGCATCTAGTCGGCCATATTCTGTTGTATCTAGCAGTGTCCGATATGATGCGCTTTCTGGTGTCATGTAGCTGTGAGTCAGTGGAGCGTCTTCAGCAAACCATGTTCCGCCGCCTTTTCTTTGGGCGAACGCCGCGTCAGGATCGAACTCCAATCTACCTAACTGGTCATCACCAACTCCACCAACTCTGAAAGCCTGAGTTCTATTGCCCTGCTCACGCGCTCTGTTCATGCGTGAGTTAAAGTCCATCGGTAGCTCGCCAGTAGCGATCTTTTTGGCCGTACCCTCTGGGTAACCTGCCTTGATTAGTCGCTCTATGGCTTTGAGTATCGACATCAGTAGCCGCGCCTTGCTCTGTCTTCCATAGTGCCGCCGCCCATCGTGGTTGGGGCCATGAAGTTAAGCAATGTCTCCAGAATCATGTTCTGTCCGGCATCGCTGTATCCTTTGCTGATCTGCTCATTCATACCTTTGCGAACATCTGCCATCTTTGGCATCGTCAGGTTGCCCATAATAGTTGTCTCTGGCTCGGTCACATCCATATCAGCAAATGCCGCTATCGGAGTTCCTGCCGCCGCCGCCGCAAAAAATGGCGCATACTTCTTAACGCCTTTTGGTAACTTAGATAGATCACCACCTACTAATACATAGTCGCGCATAGCTGTTGGGTCTACACCAAGCTGTCTAGCTCGGCCTGCGATCTTGTCTGCAAACAGTTCTAGCTTGCTTTGACCAACTGGAGTCTCTACGCCTGTAGCCCGTGATGCTGTACCCCACAAACGTGCCTGAGCCGGGACAGGTAATACCCCTAGCTCTGATGCTACCTTGCTGTCCCACCAGTCGCGCAAGGTGTTTAGCTCTGGTGTAGACACAGATTGATCCGGGACTGCAGGCTGACCCTTAATTGTTTTCATGTTACGAGTGTCTGCAAGACCCACTGCTCGTGACCAGTGAGCGTCACCGACTGGAGTACCCCAAGATCCGCCAAGTGATTCAGGCAGTGAGGATTGGATGTACGCAGGAACTTTTGGTGAACTCATCTGCACATTACCACCAGACTCAAGATACTTGAGCATTGATGGAGCCTGCGCTGTTGAGTGAGCCATGTGACCGGGAATGCCTGCCATATCTGCAGGTCTACCGGGAGCGTCTGCTTTGCCACCATATTTCAGGAAGTCTTGGATGCGTCCTTGGTTAGCTAGCCAGTTTGCGCCTGTGCCACGGCTGATCTCTGTTAACACATCTGACATTGGGCTTGCCATGCCAGTGAATGCGTTCAACTGTTTGAAATACTTCGGAGCCTCTTCTGGGCCAACAAGATCAATGAGCTTGTCGTACATCGGAGTGGTCTCGTACCAAGAGTCCATACCCTTGTATAGCTCTGGGCGCTTCCCACCCTCTTCCAAGATATCTAGGATACGTTGGGTATTCTTCTTACCCATGATTGGTTCTGCCGCCGCAGATCCTCTGGACTTCTCTGGCTTCTTAACGACTGACTCTGCGCCACGAGTTCTTGACTTGCTTAGCTCGTATAGCTCATCCCGGTTCACTCCGAACAGAGTTTTGAGTGCATCTGCTTCAGGAACTGTCTTTGCAAGATCAGCCGCTTCTTGTGCGAGCTTTGCAGGATCATCGTAAATGCGCGGGAATGCAATACGTTGCGCCGCCCTACCAAGAGTTGATCTTACCGCCATTTTGCCGTCCTAAGTATGTGATCACCCGGACATTTTACCACTATTCAGTGATTAGGCTACACCTGCGATATTTCTACGAATCGGCGTATCCCAAGAATTTGATTGATGGACGCCTTGCCTGTAGATTGCAACAAGGCCGAATGCGTCTGCACCATGTGATGCCCAGTCATGTTCAGGGCCAAGGCCAAACCCTCTAGCCTCGTCACGTTTCTCGTGATACCAACCGAGTGCCTCTCGTCCTGCCTTGGTGTTTTCATCGTGGAATCTGCATGACGGGAACATGCGTCTTGCCGCCTCGATGCGGGACAGTACAGCGCCTGCGCCTTGATTCTTGATAGACTCGACAGTGAATCCGGCATCTTGCAAAAACCCTTCTGGCGTCACCTTGTAGACCATGTCGTGCTTCCGGCCATCGTGTGGCAGAACCATCAGTGCGTCATCGTAGCCTTTCGATCTGAGCCAGTTAACGTGTGACTCAAATGGCTGACCTACCGCCTCATAGTAATCCAAGAGGCGAATCTCTTCACCGATGAACTGCACAATCCAAATAGCAGTCGCATCCGACTTTTTGGAGGTTCCGCCGATGTCCCACACGGCATGTAGTTTGACAAGAGGATCTTTTCCAAAGAATCCGATTCTACCTTCAAGTGCCGCTTCCGATAGGTGTCGAGCGTAATACGCGCCCTCCAAGACAGTGGCATACTCACCCTCCCATACATGTGGGTATCGATCGGGAGTCATGCGTAAGCAGTCGTCCTTCTCTTGCAAGAGTACCTTGCTGATCCACGGGTTGTGCTTCCAGTTGGCGTTGACGACTACAGCACCTGTTGGTGTGTTCTCGCCTCTCAGTAACTGATCGATCGCATCTGTTGGTCTGTTCGGGTTCCATGATGCCCAGATCTCTGAGCCTTCTTTCCGCATGGTTGGCGTCAATAGCTCTAGTGACCTGTGGCTGAGTGACTGAGCCTCTTCAATCCATGCTCGGTCAAAACCTTCCAGTGACTTGATAGAGTCAGCGGTGTGGTCTTGCATACCAGTGAAGATGATCACACCATCGCCCGGCGTCTCGATGACTTCCCGGTAGA